TCTGGCTCGTTAGTCTATACAACTTTACGTAGACAATTACATAAACTAGATGTAAGAAAAATGCAAAGTAGTATAGCACCTAATATTACACATAGTCTTGACGGTGCGTTAGCACAAGCAGTAGCTTTACGTTGTAAACATAGCCCAGAACCTATACCAAACTTATTAATGGTTCACGATAGTTTTGCAACTACAGCAAACAAAGTTGATTTACTACATAAATTTATTAGACAATCAGTAGTAGATTTATTTACTGAAGATTATTTAGTTAAGTTACACGAAGACTTTGCTAAACAATTACCTAATAAACAAAAAGCATTACTAGAACCACCACCTGAAAAAGGAACTTTAGATATTACTAAAGTGTTAGAAAGTAAATACTTTTTCATGTAGTAAGTAATAGGTCAAAAAGAGTACGACCTAAGATGTACTCTTGGAACTACAAGTTAACTCTTGTAATTCATTACACTAACAACAAACAATAAACATATGGAAAAAAATAAACTAACAACTTATACAACCCCTGCGGGTACAGCGTATTATCCGTATTTGTTTACGCCAGATACTAAGTTTGACGCAAATGGAGTTTATAATGTTAAATTAAAGTTAACTGAAAAAGAAGCTAAACCTATTATTGATTTAATTAATAAAGAAATAGCTTCTGAATTATCTAAGAATAAATCAACAAAGAAATCTGAATTTCTACCATATAAAAAAACAGATGGTGGTATTGAGTTTCATTTTAAACAAAAAGCTAAAGGTAAAACTAAAGCTGGTGTTGAATACGAAAAGAAAGTAAAAGTGTTTGACGCTAAAGGTAAAATAATTGATACGCCTTTGATTGTTTATTCTGGTAGTACATTAAAAGTTGCTTATCAGATTAGACCATACTTTACTAATATACTAGGTTGTGGTGCTTCATTAATACTACAAGCTGTTCAAATATTAAATTTAGTAGAAACTAATCAAGCTAAAGATAACTTTGGTTTTAATCAAGAAGACGGGTTTGAGTACGTTGAAACCAACCACACAGTAGCACTTAAAAATGGTTCGGTTCAAGAAGAAAAATTCGACTTCTAATTATAGAAGCGGACTAGAAGATACTGTTATTGAAGATTTACAGAAACGTAATATAAGTTTTCAATACGAAAAGAAAATAGTTTTATACTTAAAGCCTTCTACTAAGCACAAGTATAAACCAGATATACTTTTAGATAATGGGATTTTGGTAGAGATAAAAGGTTACTTTACTGCTAACGACAGAAAGAAACATCTTCTAGTGAAGGAACAAAATCCCGAGTTAGATATAAGATTTGTTTTTGGTAATTCTAAAAATAGAATACATAAAAAATCTAAAACAACTTATGCTGACTGGTGTAATAAAAATAATATTAAATATGCTGATAAATTTGTACCAGCAGAGTGGATAAATAATAACAATGAACAATAACAAGGAGTTAAATTTATGGGAGAACACAATACTGAAAGCGAGTTTGTTAGGCATATACCGTGCACTAATCCAATTTGTATGTCTAGCGATGCTAATTCTTTATATAGCGATGGGCACACTTTTTGTTTTAGTTGCAATACTTATGTTGGCAGTTCGGGCGTTATTGAGTCCAATAATAAAACCGTTAAACAAAATCCTGATTTGGTTTTTGGTGATTTTATTCCGTTGCTCAAACGTAATATCACGTTGGAGAGCTGTCAGAAGTGGAATTACCAAGTCGGTAGGATTAATAACGAAATAGTACATATAGCTAATTACTACGACAACAATAGAAGTGTAGTATTTCAAAAACTAAGATTTAAAAATAAAGTTTTCAAAACAACTGGTAATATAAATAATGCTTTACTTTATGGTCAGCAACTTTGGAGACAAGGTGGTAAGAAAGTTTGTATATGTGAAGGAGAGATTGATTCAATATCTTTATCACAATTATTTAATCACAAGTACCCAGTTGTGGGAATACCTAATGGTGTTAATGGTGCAGTTAAAGCATTAAAGAAACAACTTGAATGGTTAGAAAGTTTTGAAGAAATAATTTTATTTTTTGACCAAGATACTCACGGTCAAGATGCTGCAAAAGAATGTGCAGAATTATTTACAGTAGGTAAATGTAAAATAGCTACGTTTGAATTAAAAGACGTAAACGATATGCTTGTCGCTAATCGTGGCGAAGAAGTTATCAAAGCTATGTGGGAAGCCAAAGAATATAGACCAGATGGTATTGTATACGGAACTGACTTATGGGACTTAGTTAAACAACCTGTACCAGTAGCAGTTGCACAATATCCTTTTTCTGGTTTAAATAAAAAATTATACGGGTTAAGAAAAAGAGAAATAGTTACTGTATGTGCTGGTACTGGTGTAGGTAAAACTTTATTTACAAAAGAACTAATGTACTCACTAATAAAACAAAATCACAAGATTGGTATTATATCTCTTGAAGAAAGTTTACAAAGAACTTGTCACGGTATTTTAGGTATTAGTTTAAATAAATTAGTACATATAAATGGTGTTGGTAATATACCTACTAGTGACCTTGAAGCTGCCTACAAAGAAACATTAGGTAGTGGTAAAGTATTTTTATACCATAACTTTGGTAGCACAGAACAAGAGAATATATTTACTAGAATTAAATTCTTTGCAAAAGGTTTAGATTGCTCTTTTATTATATTAGACCACGTATCTATTTTAATATCTGGTCTTGATATTGTAGATGAAAGAAAAGCATTAGACGTTTTATTTACTAAGTTAAGAACTTTAACTGAAGAATTAAATATAAGTTTAATTTGTGTGGCTCATTTAAAAAGATTAGATGGAAACCAAGACCATACTGATGGCGTTGCTGTTTCACTCACACATATTCGTGGAAGTGCAAGTATAGCACAACTTTCAGATGCAGTAGTTTCACTAGAAAGAAATTCTAATAAGAATGAAAACAAAACAATTATTCGTGTGTTAAAAAACAGATTCTCAGGAGATACTGGAATAGCATCTGCTGTTAATTACGATACAACAACTGGAAGATTATTTGAAGAAAATGACCAAAACTTTATTTTTTGATATAGAAACTAATGGGCTAGACCCATCATTAATACATTGTCTTGTTATTATAGACGAGAACGATAAAGAATTTACTTTTATAGGAAACGATATTCCGAAAGGAACAAAACTTCTCACCGACAACTTAATCGTGGGACATAATTGTATTGGGTATGACCTCCCCGTCCTCAATAAATTATTAAACTATTCTCATAAAAGAGAATTAGTCCACGACACGCTTTGTCTTAGTCGCCTTATCTACCCTGACATCACAAATAGCGTTGATGTTAAGTTGTTGGTGAGAGGCACAATATCTAAAAATTCAGTTGGTAAACATAGTTTAAAAAGCTGGGGAGAAAGATTACAGTTTAAAAAATTAGATTACCAACAAAACAACCCAGATGCTTTTGAAAAGTTTAACGAGAAGATGTTGGAGTATTGCATACAAGACGTTAAACTTACTAAAAAATTATACGAGAAGTTTATGTCAAAAGGTTTTAGTAAAGAAAGTATAGCACTAGAACATAAAATAGCTTTTATAACTAAAGAACAAGAACTACGTGGTTTTTATTTTGATGAGAAGAAAGCACAATCTTTACAAGCTAAACTATTATCAAAATATAATGAATTAAAATTAAAATTAGAAAAAACTTTTATAGATTGGGAAGAAGATTTAGGAGAATTTGTACCTAAAGTTAATAGTAAAAAGTTTGGTTATAAAAAAGGTGTACCAGTAAGAAAAACAAAAATAGTAAAATTTAATCCATCTTCAAGACAACATATAGCTAATAGATTAATAACTTTACACGGGTGGAAACCAAAAGAATTTACTCCTACTGGTACACCAATTATTGATGAAGATATATTGTCTAACTTACCTTACCCAGAAGCTAAACTATTAAATGAATATTTGTTAATAGAAAAACGATTAGGAATGTTATCAGAAGGTGCTAATGGATATTTAAAAGTAGTTAAGAAAGGTAAGATACATACTTCATACATAACTAATATAGTTACTGGTCGTATGAGTTCTAGATACCCTAACTTACAAAACATACCTAACACACACAGTTTATATGGTAAAGAGTTTAGAGAATTATTTATACCAAAACCAAATTATGTAATGGTAGGTGTAGATGCTCAATCATTAGAAGCAGTTTGTTTTGCTCATTACATTTATAATTATAAAGGTGGTAAAGAATATGCTGATTTAATTCTTAATGGAGATTTTCATACATACAATATGAAAGCTGCTGGTTTACAATCTAGAGAATTAAGTAAGACAATGTTTTATGCTTTACTTTATGGTAGCTCATTTAAAAGATTATCTGAAATACTTGATTGTCCAATAACTGAAGCTAAAAATATATTAGATAAATTTTATAGACAACTACCTTTTTTAAAACAAATTAAAACAGATATAATAGAAAAAATAGAAGCACACGGAGTTTTAAAAGCAGTAGACCAAAGGATATTAACTGTAAGAAGTAATCACGCAACTTTAAATACTTTAATACAATCTTGTGGTGCAATCATAATGAAGAAAGCATTAACAATATTGTGGGATAATTTAAAAGATAAAGATGCTTGGGTAGTAGCAACTATTCACGATGAATTTCAAATAGAAGCAAAAAAAGAAGAAGCAGAATTTGTGGGTCAATTAGCGGTAGATAGCATAAAGAAAGCAGGGGAATACTTTAAACTTAGAGTACCTATTAGTGCTAGTTTCAGAGTGGGAAACAACTGGTCGGAAACTCATTAACAACGAAAGAAAACAATGCAAGTAATACTAGTGTTAACTGATGTTGGAGACGAGAAGATTGCTTATTCTCTTTTTGAAGCAAAAGGAGAAGGTGAAACTGCGTACCAAGTATCATTAAGCCCATCAATACAAATAGGTGCTATTCTAGGTGCTTTTTTAAAAACAATAGAAACCTATACAGAAGATTTTGCTAAAATAGCAATATCAGAAGAAGTTAAAGCTAAATACCCAGAATCAGATTGGAGAGCTAAATTTTTAAAATCAGATAGTTCTGTAATCCAATTAGATTTATCTAAATTAAAACCAAAAGGAAGTTCTTAATATGAGTACATTAATAGTTGACGCAGATATAGTTGCTTATAAATTATCAACGGTATCAGAAAAACCAATACGTTGGGAAAATGATGTTTGGACATTACACTCAGATGAGACTGAATGTATGGTTATGATTAAAGATTATTTTGATAATCTAAAAGAACAAACTGAATGTACTAAAATAGTTTGTGCTTTCTCTGATAAGAATAACTTTAGAACTTCTATTTTACCAGACTATAAATTAAATAGAATAAACATTAGAAAACCTTTAACTTTAAAATTTTGTAAAGATTATATTTATAAAAATTATAATGGTTATAGTAAACCTAATTTAGAAGCTGATGATATAATAGGTATACTAGCAACTAGTGATATTATAAATGGTGCTAAGATTATATGCTCAGAAGATAAAGACTTAGACCAAGTAGAAGGCTTACACTATAATCCATCTAGTAAAGAGTTTTATAGAATAAGTATTCAACAAGCTGATTATAATTTTTATTTTCAAGTTTTAACTGGAGACCAATCAGATAACTATAAAGGTTGCCCTAGTGTAGGTGCTGTTAAAGCTGCTAGAGTTTTAGCTGATTCTAAAAACTATTGGCAATCTGTAGTTGAAACTTATGAAGAAAATAAACTAACAGAAGAAGATGCACTAGTACAAGCTAGAGTAGCTAAGATACTAAAAAAGAAAGACTATAATTTTAAATTAAAGAAAGTAATATTATGGTCTCCACCAACTAAACAAAAACCAAAAGGCATTAAGATTTCTTATTCAGAACCAGAAGAAGAAACTACTGTATTTGGGACAAGGATATAAATATGACTGAAAATGATTTTAATTGTACTTTAAAAGGTTGTTTAGCTGAATTAGCTGTAGCCTATAAATTTTTAAAACGAGGTTATTATGTATCTAGACCATTAGACCCAGCTTGTCCTTTTGATTTAGTTATTACAAATAAAAAAGGTAATAATTATTTAATAGATGTTAAGTCTATTTCGTATAGAAAAAAAGATAAAAGTGTAATAACTAGATGTTTGACAACACTACAAAAACAACTTAAAGTTAGATTTTACTTTACTAATATTAACGGTCTTAGTGCAAGACAAATTAAAAATATTAAAAATGACAAATAAAACTTTTTTTAAACAAGTAGGTGGCTCACATTATAAAGAAATGAAAATACAACCATCTGTATTTATAAATGAAAATAACTTACAATTTGCAGAAGGTAATGCTATTAAATATATTTGTAGACATAAACTTAAAGGTAAGAAAGAAGATATATTAAAAGCTATACATTATTTAGAAATGATACTAGAAAGGGATTATAATGGATTATAAACTAAAAGCTAAAGAATATTTATTCTTGTCTCAAAATACAAAAGAACCTACATTAGCTAGGCATTACTATACTATGTATATTGAAACATTACTTAAAGGTGATTTAGTTGCTGAAAAAGAAGAAAAAACTATTGGGGAGTTAGAGGATAATGTTCCTGATAATAAATCTTTTGGAAGGCATAAAAATGAGTGAAATGCACAAATGGAAAAAGAAAAGTTATCTTACTGTTAAGATTAGAGTTGATGATACTTTTTTTGCTGTAACACCAGATTTAAGTGGGACTAGTGAATACCCATTTACCCATGATGCTAAAGTAAAAATAATGGATATGAAAGTAGATAGACACACTATTGAAATGGACACCAATCAAGATAAACCTACCCAAAAAGAAGATAAACCCACCTATTAGTTGCCCTCTTGGAATAATATATGTTTGTAAATAAAGAATTAATACAACACCTAGATAAACTTTTCCCAAATAAAGTACCAGATATTACTGAAAATGAAAGACAAATTTGGTTTAAAGCTGGTCAAGCTAGTGTTGTTACATATTTAAAACAACTAGAACAAGACCAAAATACTAATATATTAGATTTAACATTAATAAAGAAAGATGAATAATTATGTGTTTTTCACAACCTAAAGCCCCTCCTCCTCCTCCAGTACCAGCACCTCCTGCTACTGAAATAAACGCTAGTCAAGCTACATTAAGAGAAAGAGCACCACAAGCCCCTGCTGCTGCTTCTTCTACACCTTTAAGTGTAAGTAAGAAAAGAGGTAAAGCTGCATTAAAAGTAGATTTAGACCAATCTAACTTAATGAGTGGTGGTTCAGGCGTAAATATCCCCTAATAATACTATAATATGGAACAAAACCTAACAGCACGAGCTCGTTACTCTAAATTAGAAACAGTACGTCAACCTTACTTAGATAGAGCTAGAGATAGTGCAGAATTTACTATACCTTCTTTAATAACTAGAGATGGTTATGGTGGTTCTACGAAACTATATACACCATATCAAGGTATAGGTGCTAGAGGTTTAAATAATCTAGCTAGTAAATTATTATTGGCTTTATTACCACCTAATCAACCTTTCTTTAGGTTGTCTTTAGATGAGTTTACTATTCAAAAACTTACCCAACAAAAAGGTATGCAAGGTGAGTTTGAGAAAGCTATGGGTTCTATTGAACGTGTAGTTATGAATGAAATAGAAGTTAATAATTTTAGAACTTCTGTATTTGAAGCATTAAGACAATTAATAGTTGCTGGTAATGTGTTATTATACATAACACCAGAGTTAACTACTAAAGTTTATAAATTAGATGAGTATGTAATTAAAAGAGATTCAGTTGGTAATGTTATAGAAATAATTACAAAAGATGTAGCAAGTCTTTCTGCTGTATCAGAAGAAATTGAAGATTTATGCCACGAAGAAAACAATAAAGAAAATTATCACGACAAACAAGTTTCTATCTACACGAGAGTGATTAGGTCGGAAAATAAAAAGTGGCTTGTCCAACAAGAGGTTAATGACAAAGTCATACCAAGCTCAATCGGAAGTTATCCATTGGACAAGTCACCTTTTATTCCTCTTAGATATACACTAACAAACGAAGATTATGGTAGAGGTTTTGTAGAAGAATATATAGGAGATTTAAGATCACTAGAGGCTTTATATAGAGCTGTAGTAGAAGGTAGTGCTGCTGCTTCTAAAGTTTTATTTTTAGTAAGACCAAATGGTACAACTAGAATTAAAACTTTATCTGAAAGTCCTAACGGTGCTATAAGAGAAGGTGATGCTAATGATGTAACTACTTTACAGATGAATAAATCTGCTGACTTCTCTATTACATTTCAAACAATAAGAACTATAGAAGAAAGATTAACATATTCATTTATGTTAATGAATAGCGTACAAAGACAAGCAGATAGAGTTACAGCTACAGAAATAAGATTATTAGCTGACGCATTGAATGATAGTGTTTCTGGTTTATATTCTTTATTGTCTCAGGAATTACAATTACCTTTAATATCTCGTTTGATGTATCAAATGGAGAAAAGCAAAAGATTACCTGCATTACCTAAAGATAGCATTAAAGTAAAAATAGTAACTGGATTAGAAGCATTAGGTCGTTCATCTGATTTACAAAGACTAAATGCTTTTGTACAACAATTAACTCCATTCGCACAAGAATTATTTAAGTATGTTAATTTTGACGAATATGTTAAAAGAGTTGGTACATCATTAGGTATTGATATGGAAGGATTAATTAAATCACCAGATCAATTACAAAT